CTATCTGTAGAAGCCCAACCTGCACTATTTGCTGTAACAATTGTAAATGCACCTTGCGCAGATAGGGCACATGTAGATAGGTATAGAGTATATATGTTATTATTCAATACACTCACATAATCTGTTACATCGTACGCACTAATAGTAGGACTTTTCGCTGTTTTAACCTCTTTGTAATTCTTGTAAAAGTTTGGTGTACCGCTACTCAAGTAAAAGGTATTGTTATAATCAAAATTCTTCCCATATACGATAAACTGGTTAGTATTATCCTTTTTAATCGTTATAGGTGTTGTATTGATTGAAATTGTTGCCCCCGAAGCAGTATAAAACAAGTTAGTTACTGACGGTTGTGCAGATACAACAATAGTTTTAGTAGTGCTATAACCACTTAACGAACTATAATCTTCATAGTACGTTAGAATATCTGACGATCTTACATCTGTAAAGTTATTTTCAACCTTATATATGATAGCTTGTGTGTCTTTCGCTTCCTTAAAGAGCCATGTTTTAATTGTAAAAGATGTATCTCCTATTACTCTATATTTGTCAGTTGTTATATCTATAGGATTGGTCATGTTTATAGAACCATTCCACAGCACCTCTGAACGTATCTCAAATTGCTCTGCCGCTCCAAATTCACCTGGAAGAGGCCACGAGATGATTATATATGGATCGCAATATGGAACGAAGTTCGATATAATTTGATCTATATCGGTCATATACTTTGCAATGATAGATACACTAACCTCAATATTAACCGGAACAGGAGACGGAATTCGTGCTGATCTACTAAATCCCTGACTTGGAATTCCGGGCAAGTACACGTTTTCCAGCTTGTTAAATACTCTAGAGCTATCTCTAGCAATACTAGTAACGTTAACGCCTACTGCTGGTAAGGTTATATTCTGGGCTTTGTTAACGATATCATAGATTACCCTCTCTTTAGGAGCAAAAACATATCTAACTTCGATAGATTCTAAAGGATTTCTATCTTTATCATATCGTTTGATAAAGATATCATCAAATGCTGCAACAAATTGTGTTAGAACATCTTTGATTTCCCAGTAAAATCCAGTATTTTTCATTATATCTTCTTATTTATGGCTAGACAAACCGGTCTAAGAAGTATTTTGGAATTTTATGTTTGTTCTTTATGACTGCTTCAACGATTCCTAAGTCTAAGATGTATGTTATACACTTATCATCTACAGATCTTACACCTCTTCCACAAGCTTGAATGAGAGAACACAGCATAGCATTGAGATACCAGTTAGAATCTAGCTTCATCATCATTTCAATCCTCTTATCTCCCATAGGAAGGTAGGGAGCTTTAACAATAATCTGAAATTTTGCAAGGTCGCCCTTCAAATCCACACCAAATCCCATAGAAGGTGACGCTAATACAGTGGGATCTGGTGAATTTGTATGTAATTCTAGTATATTTTCGTTAGTTACACCCAATTCTCTGTATAAAATCCTATCCATCTTCAAATTATCCTTGAGATAATTAGTAATTTGATTGGTTTGAGTGTGGATAATACCTTTATCCTTACCGTGATAGTCACAAATCGTCTTAATAGTCTTTGCTATGACAGGTAAATTGCTTTGTAGATTGGAATAGTTTAACTTAACCTTACTAGCTACAAGTATAGGTGCATTTTTTGGATCAAAAGCTGATGGAGCTTCTATATATTTGAACTTATCAATACCTAATTGCTTGCAGAAGTTAGTAGGATCAATGATAGTAGCCGACATCAACAACACTTTATCTGCGTAATCGAAGAGATGGTGAGTTAATTTATTGATCTTTAGTGGTGTAAATGTGATTGACTTGTCAGCTCTCTCAATAATATACTCACTTTGTAGCCAAGTCTCTACTAAAGTCTTAACTTTGTTACCAATTCTTTGAAAAAATACGAGCTCTTGCTTCTTTGATGCTAGCTCTACCTTTTTCTTGTTATCGTTTAAGTATGCAATGATATCTGCGATGTTATCTCTAATGAGAACGCTTAGAGTATTAATCCATTTATAGACTTTATCTCTATCATGAGTATTAGGAAATGCGGATATGTTTAATTTGTACTTCTTAAACATATCAAGAGGGAGAGTGCATGTAAACTCCTTAACAAACTGATCCTCAAGCTCAGAAGCCTCATCACAAATCATATATTCTCGTCTCTTTACGTGGCTCGGTAACGAGAAAAACATATTATAGTTTAGAGATGAAAATCTAGCAACTAAACTTGCATTTCTAGCTCTATAATACGGGCATATATCTTCTTTCCAGCACGAATTCTTAAGGTTTTTCGATAGAAGGCATGGTGCTACCTCAGCTGTGCATGATTCATCCACTACACACTTATAGTTAGACTTGCCTTTTAGAATCTCTGTATCGCTAAATTGAGATTTATATTGATCTTGCAGAGCTTTTGTGATTGTCAGTGCTACCGCGCTATGAGAAGACTCTTGAGATAGATCATCTTCGTATGCATATCCTCCAGATCCCGTACCCTTAAATGCTTGATATGTGTTAATCAACTCACTATAGGTGGATGAACACTCTTTTGCTGTATTACCTAATGTTTTTGATATAAAGCTCTTACCAGAACCTGTAGGAGCGCAGCATACAACGAACTTATAGCCATCTTTGTAGGCCTTTTCAATCTCTTCAATGAGATATACCTGCTGCGACGTTGGTGTATAATCTTTTGGGAAATTAGATAGCAATTTTAGCACATCTTAATTATAATCTAAGATATTTTAATTGCAAGATTTGATAACTAGGAAGTTATCATACATCTTATTAGCGGTTTTTGCAGGATAGCTATTCAACGCATACATAGATGCTTTATGATTGTTGCACATCGCTGACAGTTTGTAATTCAACAAACACATACCACCTTCTTGCATTTCCATAGCGAATGGATATGGAACTTCGAGCACTGTTTGCTCTTTGTTCTCGACTTCAATATACATTTTAATGAAGTATTGCTTGATATTGAACAGCTTTAGCACTCCAGTCTTGAGTGTTTTCTTGCCACATTTAATGACAATTCTAGACTGCAGTAGATTCTGCAACGTTGAACTATACTCGTCTATTCTGTTCATATATTTTATATACTTCGTAACTGTAAAATATCAACCTTTAAGAATCCATATAAGTAATCTTCTGTTCTGTCGTAAGCGGATATACAGATTCCTTAAAATAAGCCCAAAACTCTTCATTTGCTGGAATTTTTTTAATGATCACAGCTGTACTAGCTGAAAACTTCCTATAATCTTGCATTAAAATATCCCACACCACAAGTGTACCTGTTTTACTCTCACTATACGTTTTATTTCCACGAGGTGGCCTGTAGTTTAACACTATCTTACCATTAGTAGAGTTTAGCAAGTCATAAGACTTGGTGCATAACATCCTTCTAGTGCTAGATCTACCAGGTACTAGCTTTTCTCTGGTAAATCTAATATCTAGAACGTGTGTTAGCAGTAAACTCTCTAGTTCAGATACCGTCATTTTGTTTAGATGAACAAATTCCGAAAATTCTATTCTCGTTTAGAAAGACACCTGATTTAACTCGACCAACACCTTCAACATCTAAGTTAGATACTGTTACACCTAAGTTATTAGGGAAGATAACAACATCACCTACCTTAGCATACTGTACGTTTGGACCTGTTAGAATCACTTTAGCTTTTCTCCACGCCTTTGTAAGCGTGTTAACTGGGATATAAAGCCCGTTACGCATAACACTCCCACCATCTTCAGATGTGTCTACATACTCTACGAGTACAATATCATCAAAAACGAATTTAAGATTATAATCATCCAAACCAAAATCGCCGCTGGTAGGATTTGAAAGGTCAATCAACCCTCTTTGAGGGACTAGCTTGTTAATATCTTCAGGCATATAGTTAATTATCTAGAGACTCAAGTAAATCCACATACATATCAATCTCTCTAATAGAAAGCATATTGTTTCTTGCAAACATAGCTTTCTTTTCTTGATCTTCTGTATCTTTATCCTCTTTCTTTTTCTTGACGTAGTTAATCCGCTTAAACTTGCGAGGTGTAATTAGATTGTAGTATAGCTTGAACTGCTCAGACCTATCATCAAACACACTTGCCAATCTATTAAGAACGTTATTAGTGAATAAGGCTGAATCTTTATCGTAAAAAGACCACCATCTGTTCGTCATATATGAACT